ACCTCTTGGCATGAAGGTGCTGGTATTAGGTACTTTGAGCCAGGAGTTGAGAAGAATGTTAACCATAGATTCTATGACTCTCGTGGCGTAGACGTATGGACTATTGGTGAAGCTAGTCTTCTCTCAAAAGTCTTTCATGGCTATGAAGGAAGCAGTGGAATCATTGCAACCGCTGGCAATGATGGAACTAATGATTGCCTTGTCTCTGGAGACAGTGCTGGGGTCTTGAGAAAAATTGTACTTAATGGTAATTCAACTGCCACTGCTACTACTTACACTATTGCTTCTCACTCTGCACATCCTTTTCGTTCTGTGTCTAGTGATGGACATAAATATTATGCTGCATGCAATGTAGCTATTCATACTGGTGTCATTGGAGAAAACTCTGATGTAGTTAGATATAGATATACAGATACTCCAACCGATAAAGTATTTATTAAGTACGTAAAGGGTTATGTAATTCTTGGCGTAAGCAATATTCTTTACAATCTTTACAATATTGCTACTGCTACTGCTGGACATTCTGGTAGTGCATCAGACCTTCCAGGTGCTGCATACAAGAACACACATATTAACTCTGACTTTGCTTGGAACGATGCTACCGCTGGACCTGTATCTATCTATGTATCTGGTAAATCAAAAAGTGTAAGTGAAATCTGGTCAATTGGATTTGATGATGTAACCCATACGCCAGATATGAATAATGCGCAGATGGTTACCTCTATGCCATTCGGTGAGATTGTTAACTCTATACATTACTATCTTGGTTATCTATGTGTTGGCACTAATAAAGGTGTTCGCATCTGTCCTGTTGCTACAGATGGATCAATAGTTTTAGGTCCATTGCTTTATGATTCTAATTATAATGTTAACGGATTTACGGAGCGTGGTTCATTTATTTATGCATCAACCGCATTGTCATCTACAACTGCTGGTAATAATGCTGCCGTTGTTCGCATTGATTTAAGTACTCCATTTGAGGATGGAACATTTCCTTACGCTAATGATTTAGAATACGAATCAGATGAAACATCTATTGCTACAGATGCGTACAACATTAATGACCGTATCATTATGGTAATTGAAGAAGGAGCCGCTGGTCAGTTACTTGTTGAACACACTACTGACCGTAGGTCTTCAGGCTGGTTAGAAACTGGATTTACTAGGTACGGAACTACAGAGCCCAAGTATTTTAAACTCCTCAATATCAATGCTGAATTTGAAAGCGAAGATAGCGTTGGAGTTACTAGTATCGATTCAATTATGAATGAATACGACTTGGCTACTATTAGTAACTACAACAACGCAGTGGATCTAGAGATACATAGACCGTCTGGTAAACAAGAACTACTTGCACTCAGGTTCACATTAAATAATAATTCTCCAGTTACTAACACTCCGCGCCTAATGTCTTATCGGATGAAAGCTATTCCTGGGGTGAAGCGTCAACGCTTGATACAATATAGGTTATCGTGCTACGACATTGAACAAGATAGGTACAACTCACAGTTTGGTTACATTGGTAGGACTTATGACTTACTAAACCACATGGAAACTCTTGAGGAAGAGGGTGACTTTGTACTGGTAACCGACTGGCGTACTGGAGAAAGTTATACTGGTACGATCGAAACAATGAGGTTTGAGAATACAGCCTCATCAGATAAGAACAGTTCTGGATACGGTGGTATCTTGACAGTAACCGTAAGGAAGGTAAGTTAATGAATCCATTTTTTAACTGGTTAGCAACTAGTCCGTTAGCAACCGCTGTAAAGGTCGCTGTCGCAGCTTCTCTTGGTTGGGTACTAGACAACCAGGAGTCCCTGAATGTGCCTCCTGTGGCTTCTGTAGCCCTTGTAGCGGCTATTCCTGTATTGATCAACTGGTTAAACCCAGAGGATTACCGCTATGGGGTCAATTCTATTGCAAGTTTAATTAAAAAGGATAAGTAATTATGGCATATCCAGTAAAGAACCCACGAGTAACCTGTCCTTATGGCACTAAGGGAAACGTATGGCTTTCAGGTTGGCATCAAGGTGTAGACTTTGGCGCACCTGTAGGTGCTCCTGTGTTTGCTGTAGCAGACGGCGTAGTCGTATCTGTTGGTGCACAAGGATCTGCACTTGGTCAGTACTCACCTACCATCAAGCACAAGTTCCGCTTCCGCACCCTGTACTGTACCTATGCCCATGTCAGTAAGTCACTTGTTAAAGCTGGTGACATTGTTAAACTAGGTCAGCACATTGCTAACGTAGGTGTTGAGGGCAATGCGCACTCTGGTTCTCATCTTCATTTTGAAGCACAGAAAACTAGGTTCTGGCAGATAGGTGGAGGAGTCAATCCGTTTTGGTTACTGCGCTATAAGGGTCGTGGCTAATCACGCTTATTAAAAAAGAAACCCCCCTTGGAGAAATCCTTGGGGGGCTCTTTTTATTTGGTTAGTGAAGGCATATCCTAGGCAACCCACACTTATCTGTCTGGAAAGTCTTCATCCTTGTAAGGATAACGACCACCCAGAAACTTGACCATCTTGGCTACACAGCGATTAGCCTTGACCATGATGGCACGTTCAGTCTTATCAGACTCAACTGCTTCTTTCAGTTCACTACCATTTAGTTGTTCACCATAGAAGTAGTAAACCAGTTCTTGTTCGTCTTTAGGTAGAGACTGGAAAGCTTTTTTAATGTCAGCACTAAAGGCTATCCAATCACCAGACTCTGAGAGAGTCTTGTTAGATCTACCAGTATCAGACATTACGTTGTTTAACTTACTCCAATCATCGCTAAGGACGACAGGAATCATAAGCTTTACGAACTCTTTGGTGTAGTAGAAGTTGTCTGATGGTTCGTAACCAGCCTTTGCTGCTTTCTCTTTCACGCAGTAGTCAAGTGCAGCATTGCGTAGTGACTTAGCAAATAGATTATCTTTATCTTTCTGCTTTTCTAATTCAGACCATTCAATGATCTTGTTGGGATGTGTAGCGAACCAGAGCCAAAGCTCTTGTTCGATGTCATCCTTTTCGACCATATCAAATTTCTTCTTGTACTCACTAGCAACCTGACGAACCATGTCTTGATAAGTTTCATAGATATTGTATTCAAGTAGAGGATTAGTAGACATATTCCTGTCCCTCTACAACAAAAGACCTGTTAGTAATAGGTACAATTGTAGGTGTTACCAAACCTTTGTCGTTGATGTGTAGTAGACCGAAGGCTTGTTGCCAGTTAGCGGTTCCGCCATTGAGATAGGAAGCCTGCTTAAGATCCATAAGGTGTCCGACTTCAACACCATAGAGACGATTTCTAATCGTGCCGTTGTAGCCTGTATGTTCATGCTGGATACCCGTACGGTGAGTATGCCCGCAAACAACTGAGGTACCAGTCTTGCGAGCAAGAGCCATAGCCGTACCACCAGCCGTCCGCGAAAGCGTACCTTCATCTCCATGCGCAAGTATCCACCCTTTTGCAAACGAGTAGAACTTATCGTGATAGGTAATCTCGTTATCGGCGTAAGATAAAAGCCTTTGGTAATCAAGCTCTCTAAGAGATGCGAGCGCAGGAGCATATCGGTTGACGTAATGTGAAACTCTATCGCCATGATTACTCCTCATAGTATTGAATGGCTTATCACCTAGGGCTTCTTTAAAGCCCTTCATAATTTCTGCTGTCATATCTAGTCCCCGTTGGAGAGTGCCAGCGAATTCGCCAGCACTCCCCTTGTTCCATCGGGAGGGTTCGGGACTGTCAGCTTCATCCCCAACGCACATTAGTTCATCTGGTTGGTAATCTAAAACGAATTGCTGCACAGCAGCAACCGCCCTAGGATCATGGTAAGGCACTTGCATATCGCTGATTACAACAATGCGTTTCATATTTACCTACTTAGTTTCCCATTTCTCGTCAATGACAAGGAGACTAATCACTGCGTAGTTGAGAATGTCGATGAACGTATCACGGATGGACTCGTTCTGTGGTGCTTTGCCTGAAGCAAGGAGATTACCCAGACGTGCTACCTTATCATGGAGCCGAACACTCAAACCATTTAGTGCACCACCAGGTGCATGGCTGATGTTAGTCGGACCATAATCTTTATGCTTCTTGACTAGTAGATTGACAGCCTCTATTGCTACTGCCATTGCATCTAGGTTTAGTTCAAGATACTTATTAGTTACCTTGCTTGGGGTAACTGTAAATTCAAAGTAACCACCAGCGGTTGTTGTGGGTTGATATGGATTCCTATAACCTTTAGACCCTGGCTTTCGAGGACTTTTAGTATGTGTTCCATATCCGTGTGGATGGTTCCTTTCGTCACGTTGCTTCCTATTTATTTCCTCATTGTAAGACTTGGCTACTTTGCCTTCGTCTTCTCTCTTGTTGCACATTAGGCAGCTACCTTTTCCTTAAAGTAGTTTTTGCCTTGGGATAAGAACATTGAGTTAACATCTTCTCCTTCAGGCATTTGGATAGTTATTACGTTCTGTAGTTCTTTTGCTAGCGTCTTTGCAAAATCAGTACCAGGCTGATCACCATCGGCAAAAATATAAATGGTGCTGAAATCTTGCAGTAGTCGATTGTAGTGCGGCTTCCACGAGTTAACACCAGGCACACCAACAGCAGGTACACCACACTTGTAATGTAGAGTAATGGCATCAATTTCTCCCTCGCATACTGCAATAGTATCATAAGCTTCAACTAATGCACGTACATTGTACATTCTTGTTTGAGTACTAGGTAAACCTAGATACTTGGGTTCTTCTGGACCCATAGCCCTGAACCTAATATCTACTGTACCTGATGGGGTTAAGTAAGGAATAGCCAACCTGTTGATGAACTGTTCCTGTCCTGGTAGTGGACTAGCGACGACCCCTAATTGAATTTCCTGAGCTGTCACCATGTCTATTCCTCGCTTGGCTAGGTACTCTTCTGCCAAGGGAAGGTACTGAGCGTAGTGTTTTGTAGACTTGTCCAGTAATATTTTCTGCGATCTTGATAGCTTCACGGTACTTTACTCCTTCGTATTCTTTAATAACATTAAATGGATTACCTTTTATTCCGCAGCCATGACAGACAAATAGATTATCTTTCACTGACATACCCGCACTGGCATGACTGTCGGAATGGAATGGGCATCTTAACTTTTGCCAAGACTGATAGTTCTTATTTGGCTTACCACCATAGTGTTCCACGATAACTGCAATAGGTGGCATGTCCATTAGTAACCTGCTTGTTTGATTAGTTCATACCAGATACTGGCAGGCATAGTAGCATACCAGTTATCAACACTAGTAGTACCACGCTTTTTATGAATAATCGTACCAGTTTCTGCTTTGTCATTAGCAATCTCTACTTCCAGTTCTGATACCCATTGGGATAGTTCCATTTTCGCACAGTTCTTTACTTCGATTACTACTGACGGGATACCAGCAATATCACCGCGATCGCTATTACCATTAAGGCTGCGTCGTTCAACGTGTTTCCTTCCTTTCGACTGTAACCAATTTACTACAGCCGTCTCTGCTGATGTACCCTTTTGCTTTGACTTACTCATTATCCGTTGACCTCAATGTCAACACTTTCAGGACGGACGCCACTTCGCTTAGCAATAATCTTAGCTTGCTCTGCTGTATCTGCTTCGATCCAATATGTTTCAATAATTGTTACTTGGTATTCCATTACCTGACCTCCTCTAGGTCTGCGATGAACATGTACTCTGGGTTGAACTGTAACCATACAGGACTGTTACCTGTTGCGTCTGCTTTGCCATAACGATTCTTAACTGCAGCAACACCGAGTAACCCATTGTTGCTCTGTCCTACTGTAAGAATAAGAGCAGGTAACTGTGCTACCTTACCCTGCAATGAACTACGAGCTTGACAAGGGTCACCAGCGTAACCTTCTTGTGTGTGGTGTAGCACCATAATTGCAGCATTAGTATCACGGGCTAGATACTTAAGTTCCTTGAGTGCTGACCGCATGTTACTAAACTCTTCACCACCATCCATGGAAATATCCATGAGGTTATCAATAACAATTAATGCAGGTGATTCACCCAGTAGTTCTTCTACTGCTGTTACTTCGTCGTCAATGTCAGCAAGACTTGGACTGGAATCAAATGACCAGTAGATGTGTGATGCTAGGGCTAGCCTATCTCTAGTTCCATAAGGATCTTCAGAGATAATTTTTTCTGCTTCACTCTGTGATACACCTGTAATCATTGAGTACAAACGCATAGCCATAGTATGTGCATTAGTATCTGCCGATAGATAAAGTGTTGGTGCCTTCATACGTAGTGCTAATGCTAGTGCAAGTGTTGACTTACCAGCACCAGGAGTACCAGCAATCATACTGACTTCTGCTCTACGAAATACGATTTGATTATTATCGAACGTTCTAAATACGGTAGCCATTGGTTCTCCACCAATGTCTGGTCTACCGACTGACCTAGATAGTGTTTTCATTGTTCTCCTTGTACATTAATTAAGGGGAGTAGCTGCCTTCCCCGCAGACTACCCCCCTTAAACCTATATGGACTAGAAGTTATTCCAGTCTGGATCGTTAGGCTTAATGTAGACAGGCTTGCACTGGTCTGGTGCACCCTTTGGTGTAGGACAATAGAACGCCTTGTATGGTCCCCATTGACCTGTTCCTTCACGCTTGGTCATGTTACCATGAACACAGGCTCGTGTTGCTGTACCCATGCCTGATGGTGGTGTAGCAGTTGCTCCTACGGGAGGTGGAACTGGTGCGAAAGCAGGTGTTTGCTGTACATACTGCTGTGGTTCTTCTGCTACTCCATTGAATGCATTGACTACAATATCTGTAGGTGTTGCTTCTGTTTCCAAGATGAAGTCTTCTAGTGCAGCAATTGTAGTTGCTACATCAGATACTAATGCTTCACGTACGCGATTGACAAACTCTTCAGGTTCATCGCCACGGAAAGTAACAAGATTCCCGCGACGGGTCTTAACTGTTACGCTAATATTCTTTTCCACTTATATACCTTTCGTCTTCCATTTACATTTCTCTACAAATCCACACATAACACAATGGCTAAAGTTGGGTAGAAAAATTTCTTCTCTTCGTGCTTTATCGAACTTACTAACGATATCTACAATAGCATCTTTGGGGAGATGGTCAAGGTCAATCAACTCATTGACTACCCCACTTCTACCCATCCAGTATGCGCCATACCTAGGACGTACGCCGAAGATCTCTTCAATACCTGCGGCATAGAACCCTAGTTGCAAGTCAGACGATGGAGTACGAGCACCAGTCTTGATATCCAGTACGACTAACTCACCATCTGGATTTACCATTACTCTATCGATGTGCATCTGAACTGGCACATCGTTCCATACTGGGTTCAGAGACAACTCAATTGCTGGTTGTCCTGGCAGTGGTTCCCATAGTACCCATGGATGACTGCCATTACGCCACTCAATCCACGAGTCAACCATTGCTTCACCATTGACTGTCCACCAACCACCGTCTTCCTTATTGGGGTTAGCTTTAGTAGCACGACCTGCTGCTTTCCAACTGGATTGGTCAATACCAGTTTTGGTTAGTTGTTCTGCCTGCAGTTTATCCCACACTGGCTTCCAATAACTATTCATTTTTGTCTACTTGATCTAGCATCCATGCTGCTGCATTGTCACACATGTAGTCCATAAAGTCTTCCCATTCTTCTTTGGTTTCTACATAACCTAAGTCAAATAGAATTTGTGATGACCACATCATTTCTTCTTTAAGCCAGTCATTGTCTTCTGGTTCTTCTGCTACTAGTGTCAGTGCCACTACTTACCTTCCTTCTCAAAGAGTTCTTTGTCGTAAGCTTCTGTTGCTTCGTGTACTGCTGAGCCACCTACTAGATACCATGTTGGTCGCTCTGGTACTTTGACAATGCGAGATAGGTAATACTTCCATCCACAATCTAAGTATGTTGTAAGTGCTGAGTAACTAATGTGTGGAGGTAAGTCATACCCATTGATCTTAATCGTCATCTCGTCCGAACCTTCTGTCTCTGTAGTCTTGTAACGCCCCTTCTAGGGCGAGGTCTTCTGCTTCTGCTTCTAACTGTAGCAGGCAGTTGTGACAGATATCTTCTTGTCTGCTTAATTCTTTTATGCTCATATCACAGCAAGGGTTACTTGCTTGCTGGTCTGTTGTGTTTAGATACAACAATTTTTATCCCCTTTTTATTCCTGATAATCTTGCGAACTGCAGCGGGTAGTCCACCCCAGAAACCATACTCTTCGTACTTGATAGCATAATCTCGACATGGCTCTAGCATTGGACACCCACCGCAGATGTTACGAGCTTTCTCTTCCATTTTTGCAGCGTAACTACTTTTACGATTATCAGACTCTGCGTAGTAAAAGATCTCAATGTCTTCTCCTTCGCATTTTCTAGTTTCATCATACCTAGGGTATGCACGAACTCTGTCTTTCACATCGTAAATTTCCATACTTAAACTCCAACGCCTAGTAGACTTAGTGCTCGCATCTTGGTAGCACCATCAGTACCAAGCAGAATCTTTTCTGCTTGTTTATCAGTACGCTTAACAAGGTGGTCATTGGCTTCTACGATAGCCTGGAAAGCACCGAACCTAGTACCATAAATGTTCTCCTGAGTACCAGTTTCATTGTTCCAAACCTGCAATGCCTTACTACGATTAAATAAAATTCTAGTCATACTGCGCTTTTCGCCAGCACTCAATAGATTTTTATCTGCAATTTCAAACTTGCTAGGCATAGGGTAAACTGCTTGGATAAAGTTTATGAACTCATTGTTGTCCATGCTGTAACCACGCAACCACTGCGACACATTGGTGTATGTTGCAATGTCATCCTTCATTAGACTAAGTTGAGCAAAGATGTCAGCAGTGCTGAAATCATTATTAGTAGTATGCCGAAGAGAATAATAGTTCCCATTGCGTCGTCCGTTCATCATTGTTGCATTGATCTGGTTAGTGCAGCTTAGTCGATTGATAATAGCGGTCATCTGGAAAGGACTGCTACCATCATGACTAGTACGAGCTACGATGTAACCTTGATGCTGATCATCACCAACCTTGATGTCTTCAGGTAGTTCAAGCACTGTCCATACAACTTTGCCACCACCTAGTTCGCCAGCAGCAGCATACTTAGCGTGTCCATTGCCAACGATTGCATCTAGATTAGAGAAGATCTCACTATTTTGAAAGACCTTGTATCGTCCACCTACCACGGACAATACTGACTCACTACCATCTTTGTTAGTACGTACTGTTGCATAACGGTTATCAATATTGATTGGGTCAAACAACCCTGATGTATAAACACTATTCAAACTTACAGTCCAGTCTAATCCAGCAAGACGCATCATTTCACTGGCACTGGATACTTCGGCTGAGTTCTTCTCGCCGATGGTTGTCCATGCGGTTCGTCTACTCACTTGATTCCTCCTCTAATAATTTAGCAAAAGCATCGTCGATATCGATGCTCTCCATCTCTTCACTTAGTAGTTCTTGTACTGCTTCCTCGCCATACTCTAGAGCAGAAGCAATCAATAGCACAGCCAGAACTCTGGCATCGTGCATAGCCTGCTTCCTATCGTTACGCTCGAAAGCTTCGTACATATCGCATAGCCCTACCATAAAGTCTAGGGCTACATTCTTACCCAACTGGATGCCGTACATCGGTGGGTTTTCTGCATTTTTGTACCACGTAAATGGATCGTGGTACCACGCTTGGTCTTTGATACTCGGTTGATTAGACTTCATCCACACGCTCCACTTCGTATTCTACACTCTCATCTTGCCATTCATCATCACGCAAGTAGTTATCTGCATAATCATCTTGGCTACTGTAGAACTCATCGTTGGCTGCATCATCGTTAGTAGCATAAATTGATACGCTAATACGTTGAGTCTGGGTACGTGTAACTGTTACCTCAACAGTGTACTCATGTTCAAGTGACTCAAGTTTCAAGTGTTTGGTACCACTATTTACTTCTTCTGCAAAAGTATTGTACGACTCGCACCAGTCACGATCGGATGCTTCTTGACGTAGTGCAGAAGCAATCCTGTCACCATCTTGACGAAACTCTTGATTCAACTGACGCAAGCGAGAGATGGTCTCGTCTTTATCTGCAATGGCAGCATCGTACTCTGCCTTTGTGTATAACTTGAAGTCTATTTCTTCTTTGACTTCTGTTACTTCTGGGGTAATCATCGTCATGTAACTCTCCTTAAGCTACTACGCACTCGTCAAACGACAGTGCAACTACTGAATCGTAAAGGATGTGGTTAGGAACATTGAACTGACGTGCTCGCTTCATCAACGTAAAGAAAGTCCAATCGGTTTCAAAGTCTTCTGCTGACTTAAGCAATGCATCTACGATCGTTGGGAGTTCAGGGTTGTCGTGTCCTTCGTGGTGGTTAGCACCAAGATGGATGTAAGTAAGTGCTGCAACGAAAGATGTAAAGTTACCAATCTTTACTTTTGGAATCTGAAGTGCATCTTCGCGGCTACCAATTGTGTGCAAGTAGGTTGTTGCCTTACTTGTAAAGGCATTGCGCTCTTGCCAAGAAGAATTAGCAAAGATGTTTAGCAAACCATCGCGAACCTTTACGTCATCAAGCAACGTAATGATCTTGTCAAATGTCTCAAGGTTGTCGTTATCTACGTTTTCAGTTAGCAACTGATTTAATCGATGAACATTCTCAATGTTTGCTTTAGTAAGTTCTGATACTTCTTCTGGTGCTTCTGATGTTGTTTCTTCTGACACGGTATTCTCCTTATTGTTTGGGTGAGGAAGTCCCGCTCCCCAGGGACTGGGGCGGGACGACGGTGTAACTTCATTACCAACTTGCTCGATAAATAAAGTTTTCTGTATGAGGAAACGCAATTGCTGCATCAATGACTTCAATTGTGTGTTCTAGATCTTTGTAGTACCACTCGTCATACTCAGTACTGCCAAAGAAAAACCCACTTGCTGTGGGTAGTAAGTCGTACGCTATATCTGGATGTCGTACTTCAAGTACTTTGTTGCATATCTCTTTGAGTTCTACAAGTTTATCTTGAAATACACTAATTTCTTGGCATTCATCAATGCCGCCACCACATTCGTTTACAAACCAATTGTGGATAGCGTTAGCTTTACGCCAGTAACCTAGATTCAACTGAATACTAATCCAGTTACCATCTACGGTATCTCTAGATACTTCAATTGCATTTAGTATCTTACTGAATGATGGATTGATCATCGCACCTTTTGCTGTCTTGTCCCAGATGTTTTCACTTACAAATACATCTGCAGCTAGATACATATCTAGTCCCATAATTATCTCCTGTTGATAGGGTCGATTTCTCCACATTTATTGCAAGCGTAGTCTGGGCAATCTGTTTTATATCGTGTGCATGTTACCCATCTATGCAGTTGCACTAAACCACAGTCACTGCAATAAGCGTCATACTTGTGGGCACATTCGCTTATTGTTTGCATGAACTAGATTTGTTCTTCTAGAAATGACTGAGTCATTGACTGGTCGCAGCAGTTGTCATCACTGCACATGTCGGAAGCCCAAGTCTTTTCAGTCCAGTCAGCCTGAATAACATCCAGAACATAGTAGTCACTGAAGATGTTTTCTACTTCACCTGCATCTACGTGGTTGTGATCACGCCCGCGTACTGGAACAATAGCAAATGTTCCTTCGTCATCACGAAGCATGTCAGCAATTTCTTCGTAGAAAGTGATTGTGTTTAGTTCACTGTCAAGATGTGAACTGTAGTGAACGCTGTAAAGCTCGCTTGCACCAAAGATGCTTTCGTTCTTTAGAACTGCAACGACAACGTCATCGTTGTTGAATATGTATTCTTTGTTTAGAATACGAAGCAATCCTGCTGGACTGCTAACCTGAACTGGCTTAGCTTCTAACTGCTTGGACATATTTCTCCTTGTTGGAATTGTTGGATGAACTTAGTAGGTACATGGCGTACTACCCTGCCCGACCCCGAGCGCAGCGAGGGGGGAGGGCAGGCACCATAGAAATAGTTTGTGGCGGAGCACACTTGGATTGCTGGAACTTCCGCCACTGCACCTTTCGCTATGGCGAAAGTGCTTGAGCATTGGAAATGCTTGCATTTTCAATCTCCTGTTCGTAAGAACGAAAGGACAGGGGCTCAATGCCCCTGCCCTTTCTGTTGTCCTAGACGGTTTCGACTTCAGTAATCTGTACCTGAGTGTATGGCGCTTGACGGTCGTCATTGTCAATGCCAGGGCGACGGTCGAACTTGGTGACCAGCATTCCACTAATGCGTACTAGTGGAGTGGTCTTGTCCCCGTCCTTTGGGAGGGCTCGCAGTGCTTCGATGACTGCTTTGTCCTTGACCAATACGGGAACTGTGACGGTGCACTTGCCTTCGTCATTGCGCTGTGTCAGGTTAGCCACAGCGATTAGTCCGTAAGTATCGAACTCACGGATGTTCTTCAACTTGCCTGTCAATGTGATTGCGTTTGCGTTCACGGTTATCTCCTTGTTGTTGGTTA